TGATACTGAGCCTGACGCGCCTCGCCTCGCAATGGGAGGAGCGCCCAACAATAAAACCCCAGCTCCATAAGGTGGAACTGGGGCTTCAGCGTGGAGCCGCCGGGAACCGAATTACTCCATATAAAATTCAAGGTAAAAAGGTATATTAGGAAAATTACTTGCCCTATATGCCAAATTCATGCCAAATACAACGATGCACTAGCGCATAAGAATAAGCCCTACCAAGGCTAGAAACCTGGTAGGGCATCAACAACTAAGTATCATTCCGGTCTCGGATTAAGTTGTCGGTGTCCTCACTGATAGCAAGGACGCGCTCCACAGCTGAAGGGATAGCTGGTCGGCCATTCCTTCACCTCCCGATGGTGAGCCGGAGCTCGGGTATCAACAGCAACCGCCGGCGTCGCATCAGCAGCTGGAATCACCACCGCCGGCGTACCCGATGCGCCGACCTTAGACGTTGCGACAGAAGTCAACACGGATGCGATAGCCGCGGTAACCGCAATGCCCAGGCCGGCTTGCCAATCCACACTGTAGACAGCATCACCGATCGTGATGGTTGCTAGCAGCGCCTGAGCGAAGGTTCGTGCCGCACGGTCGGCAGCATCAATCCAAAAAATACGGGTCCACATTTACTTGTTTCCTTCCTTGAGTAGGGTTTCGATCCGGTCGAGGCGCTCCGGTAGCGTGGCTACCGTGCGGGCAATCTCCGGGATGAGTTTGATTTTGTCGGCCACGAAGTCGACAAAGGTTTTGCCTTCGGTGGCTTTCCAGCCGGTGAACAATGGTTTGTCGTCTTTCCATTCGGGACCAACGAGTTGGTCTAGGATCCAGCGCACCATGCGTGGTTCTCCTTCTTCTTGTTGTGGTTGGTTAGGTGAGTCGAGGAGTTCGGCGGCGTAGGCTAGTACGACGTCAAACGGGAAGCCGGGGCCAGGATCGGTGTGATCCACTTCCCGCCAAGCTGCGGAAATTTCCGCATGTCCATGAACGCCACGAACCCCGGCGCGGAGTTGATCGGCGTCGATGAACTCTAGGGGGATGTCGTAGAGTTGTGACCAGCTGGCGATTTGTTCGGCGGTGCGTCGCAGCTTTGCGTCGTCGGCAAGCCAGTCTTCGCGGCTCATGCTGGCGTAGCCGGTCAAACTGATGTGGAGGCAGCGGGCATTACCGGTGGGGCCTGCTGCGTACGGCATGAAATCATCCGTGTTGCACAAAATTAAAATGCCGTCGGCGCCGGCAAGTACGTTATAGCTGGAGCCGTTAGCGGGGTTTGTTTGCCACTGGGCGACAGCAATGCCATCACGGTCTGGCGGGCACTCCACCGTGTGGACGCAGATCGACTGAATAGCATCAAGCAACCGGTAGCCGACGCCGGGCATGTCCGCGGTGAAATCAGCATCGTATCGGATTTCCATGGTTCCTCCTTCTTCTCGGGTTGGGGTTTCAGGTACGGGGTTGGGGGCGTGTGCCGCGGTGCCGTTTGGGTGTTGGCCCCAGTAGTCAGCAAGCACAAAATTGATATCGCAGTCGACCCCGCCCACGGCCTCGCTGCCGGGGCGCTGATAGAGCACCGCTTCCGTAGATAGGACGCCTCCGCTCCAGGCCGCAGTCTGCCACGCCAGGAACTTTCCGCCGCCCAAGTCAGCAATAAGCGCATCTGCGGCAGCCCAAGCGATCACCCTGGAATGCCCGTAAATACCGACTCGTTCACGGCCCAAGACTTCACAGCAGGCGCGGAAATACTCGGAAGCAGTCGCGTTCCACTCATCAAGGCTGATAGGGAAATCCACCGCGAAGAACACGGGGTGATCGTTGCACCCGAGCTCGTCAAGTTTCCGCTGGGCCGCCTGGGCATCGGCCAAGCCACCGTTGTAGCCACGCATCACGTCAGAATCGGATTCCTTGCCGAACTGCCATACGAAAGCGACCCCCAGGCCATGAGCTTGGAGGTCACCGAGTTCAGCCTTCTGGATGGGCTTTCCCAGCATCCAGCTAGCCCTGGGTGGGCTGATATAGCGGATCACACCATCATGGCCGGCGGCGCGAATCGCCGCAGCTGGCGGCACGCCAGCACTGTAATCAAGAACTGTTAACAATGTTTCTCCTTATTAGAAAGTCATAGGCAGCATGGGGTGAGCACCGTGCAAGCCCAGTGTGCGGCGGATGAAATCAATCCCCCGGGGGCGGACACGAGTCGTGTGCGTTACCACCTGGGTGCCGTTCGAACGGGTATAGCCGCCGGCCTTTACCTCGAAATAGTTTGCGTAGCGTTGGTATGGGGTGTTCCGCATGTCGCCTTTAGTAATCAAGATGCCCCGGTTCCGCAGCTCACGGAAAAGTGTGTTCTGGCCGATGCCTAGCATTTTCGCCACCGTGCCCATGCTGTAGGAGCCGGTGGAATCAATAAAACAGTCGTAGGCATCCGCCTTCGGCTGGAGCTGCTTATTAGCAGCCTCTAGGGCCAGGCGTTCCTCTTCAGCATTGAGCGCAATTAAAAGAATCTCAGATCGGGTCAACTGCGACGGATCAAACGCCGGCGCCATGCGGGCGCGCTTTTCCACCTCGATGAAATAGCGGCGGGCTTGCCTACCCCTAGCGGAGCGCTGGATCATGGCAATCTCCTTTGCCATGTCCAAAGACACAACATGATTCAACCGCGGCCGAGACGGCATTCCCGCAGGTGAAGCCGAATGCTCATTTTTGAGCGCATAGTCCACCCCCTCCTCAAAACCATAGGCAACCATTCGCGGCCACCAATCTTTATAGGGGGTTTTCACTTCCAGAAAACCATGAAGGTCACGCCCCAACACCGCCTGACCGCCCTCCCCCATGTTCGTAATAGGGATGAGCTGGCCGCCGCCTGGTGTATGATTATTATCTGGTTTCGACATGAAGAGTCTCCTTTCGAAATTATTTTTGTATTAGGAAACCCGCGGCACCTCAAAAATGTAAGGCCGCGGGTTTCCGTATTTGTTAGTGTTAGTGCCGGGTTTTAGCTGTTAGTTGATGGTGAAATCTCGAACATACATGGCCATGCCGTACCCGGTCTTTGCTGCCGGGTCCGAGAAATTCACGCTCACCACACCTTCCTTCGTGATAGTGCACCAACCGGGGGTGCTGCGGTTCTCCGGGCTGGTGAGGAAGAAATCCACATCCCGGGACACTGGGCGGAATTTCGGCGGAAGGGTCCCTTTCACACCAGCGGTAGCACCGCCGACAGCAACCCACACCATGGCGCCAATCCGGCTGAAAACAATTTCACCGTCATTCCACCGGATCAGATCTTCTTCCGGCACATCAAGACGACGATTCACCTCCTTGATTTTGGTATCAACATAGCCCTTATTAGCAATATGGGTGGCGGTGACGGGATCACCAATATCCGCATTACCAGTATCACTACGAATCATGAGGGAAGCCTGGCCAGGAGTCAGAAACACTGATGCTGCCGAGGGAAGGCCCTGGATATCACGGAGTTGATGCGTGTGCTCCTTGTCAGCCTTCTCCAGCCGGAGTTTGTTATCGGCTTTGTCCACGTAGTCCTTGTTGGTTGCATGAGCCGGCTTAGTGATCGAGGGCGTGGTGATAGCGATCTGCCCATCCGCCCGGGTCTTCACAAACGCGGCACGTGGCGCATCATGATGGATACTAAAATCCACATCCCCCGCAGTAATAACCTTAGGCTCAGCGGCAGTGCCGGTCAGGTCACCGGCAAGCTGAATCTTGCCCTGCACAGTGGCGGTGGCGGGAGGCGTCGGCTGCACCGCAGCAGTGGCGTTTTCCGCAGCAGCGGCTGCCGCCTTCGCGGACTGGGCCGCAGCGCGCTCCGCAGTGATAGCACCCTGCCAGGCAGCATAGGCGCGGTCGGCGTCCGCCGCTACCGCTGACTCCACTGACGGCCGGTACTGGAAACTGCGCTCCATACACGTACGCAGCGACACCGGGCCAGTTCCCTCAGGGACCACAACCTCAAACGGAGCGGAACCGCGCACGGATTGGGTACGGATCTGCACCAGCAGCGGGCCAGACTCTACCTGGGCCTCGGCTTTGCCGTCGGTCAGATCGACTTTCACGGGAGCTGTCATGATAACCGCCCCCGTGAAATCGGCGGAGCCGCGGAGCGCTGGTGCTTGCAAGAGCACGTAGTCCTCAGGGTGGGGTTTACCACCCACGTCACGCAGATCAATGATTAATGTTCGCATATTTTCCTCCTTGTTGGTTTTATACTTCGTCTCGAACAGTCTGCTCACCGAGGTTCTCCACCTCATGCGAATGGCGGATAGCAGAAAAACTGGAGTATCTAGTCCCGCCATAGCACGTTCGCCAGTTCGCCATGTAGATCTGAACCTTTGCCGTATAACCAGGCCGGTCAACCACAACAGGCTCAGTAGCCAACACCAGCGACTGCGCATATTGTTGCGGAGTCTCAAAAGTCGCCGCCACCTCGTGGTACAACTGACCCTCAGGCGTGTACACCAACAGGTTCACATCACAGTAACCCCAGCCGGTATAGATGGTTTTCCCGATGTGGCACCTGGCGTTAAAAGTCCACAAGCCTTTGGCATCCAGCACGATCATGCCGGTGTCCGTATCAAGATGCGCATTTTTCGCAGGACCCACCTGCCCCTTAAAGGGCAAAGTACGGGCAGTATTTGCCTGCCAGGCACTATTCAAATTCACCGTCTGATACGCGCACACATAGCCCGGCGCGCCGTCGAGCAAGTCGATGCGGTCGTTGAGGGCGAGCTGGCCGGAGAGGCCGGTCTTGATTTCTTTCTGCATCGGTTTGATGAGACTCCCCACGGCTTCGAAGACCCGGTTGAGTAGGCTGCCGATGAATTCGAGACCGGTCTTGACGACGAAGGTGGCGCCGGTAGCGAGAGCCCGGAAGATGTCGGCGATGCCGCTGAGTACGGTTTTGCCTAGGTCGGCCATGAGCTCGGGTAACCCTTTCTTTCCGAAGGGCATGGCTTCGAGCGCCTGCTGCCGGGCGCGGTCTTTGACGGTTTGCTCGGTGTAGGGGGTGATGGTTTTGACCTGGGCACCTACTAGCGTGTCCCCGGTGGTTTTTAGTGGGTAGTCTCCGCTTTCGATGAGGGCCTTTGGGTCAGTCATAGTTTACTTTCGCCTCCTGCCGTGTGGTGGGTTCCGGGGGTGTGAGGGCGTCGGTGAGCTGGTCGAGCAGGGCGCGTTTTTCCGCCATGGAAAGATGAGAGATATCCGGGGCGGTTACTTCCGGTGGTAGTGGCTGGTTGATGTCTACCCATTTGCCGCCGGCGGCGGTAATCCAATCATGAGGGCCTCGGGGTGGCACATACTTTATTTCCTGCAGTTCTGGGTGGTGGCGGAAGCCGCACCGGTAGAGGTGCTCTGACCACTTCCTAAGCGTGCTGGTGGGGACTACGAGGGGGGCGGATGCGGCGGGGCCGGCCAGGCCGACAAGAGCCCAGAGGGCGTGTTCTTCGGGGGATTCCGGGTTGCAAGCAGTTTGGAGAGGGATAGGCATTAGATGACTCCTAGATCGTGGATGCTGCTCATAGATGACTTCACTCTGGTGAGGATTTGTTCCAGGGGTGAGTGCTGGGCCTGGGGGTCACCGCAGACGCACGCCCAGCCGCGGGTGTCCCGGTCAAGCTCGTAGGTGATTTCAGTGACCTGCTCTACCACCACTTGGTCGCCGGGGAGGCCTTTGATGGTGGCGCCAATCCGGTCACCCAGGAAAAAATGGCCTTGGCCGCGGTCACCAATAAACCATGGGGCACCATCGCCGAGAGTGAGTTTGTGGGAGGTTTTTTCGCGGGTGTCCCAAAATCCTTCTCGGAGCGCGGCCAGGGCGGAAAGCGTATAGCCACGGTCTGCTCCGTCGGCGAAGTGCTCCCAGTATTTTGACCATCCTAGGGTGCGGCTGCGCTGGATTGATTTTAGCGACATCCAGGCCAAAATAGTGTCTTCGTAGAAGGGTTTGAGGAGAGTATCGGCGATGACGCCGATGGTCGGTGTGGCAATGAACATGCCCAGGTAATTACCGACCAGCGTCACCAGGGAGGATAGGGCTTCGTTGACGCCGTAGGTGGAGTGGCCGCCGGTGAGGATTTGCACCGCGGTGGCGGGTTCCCAGGTGAAATCCGCCGCTTCAATCCCTGTCAGTGGTGCATCCCGGTATAGCACGTATGGGCACTGGGGGATGGTGCCCAGCCAGTTCGGGGCAGAATACTTCACCGGGACATTTGGGTTGGGGATCACTGTGTGTTCGGTGTCAACGTTATGGCCAACCAGTTGTTGGGTGGTGCGGAGGAAGCCTTCCCGGATAGTGCCCCACAAGGAGGTGCCTTCAGGATCAAACCACGAGGACTTGTCCACGATGTCGACAACCAGGCACCCGTGCCGGATTTTCGCACCCGGCCAAGGAAGCGGATCCCCCTCTAGGTATCTGCGGCAGTCCACCATCAGCTGGGACTGCCGCAGCGGGCCAACTGCCATATCATGCCACGTTTTCATTCGTGACGAGATGATAGTCCATGGGGTGCTGTCTCCACCGATCCGCCCCGGCGCGACTTGGATTGCCCAGGTGCGGGGGTTGAAGGCGCCGGCCCATTCGGTGAGGTCGAGTGGGTCGTCGGGGAGTGCCCACACGGAGCCCTCCAAGCGCCAGATGTTGAGCATGAGGGCGGTCTTGAGGGCCCACCGGGTGGGGCCTAGCAGCATGAACGTGCGGGGGAACTGGACCGCTGCCGGGGTGAGTGGGTTGGGCCAAATGTAGATGTGTTTGAGTTCTTCGTAGTCGTGGAGGAAATTCAGCTCCAGGTATCTTTGGCCTGTGCGTTCTTTTACTAGGCGGGTGGATTTCAGGCGGCCGGACCACCTGGCCCCGTCTTTGTCCATGGTGACATGGATGTTTTTTGTGGGGCGCCTGTGGTGGTCGAGGGCCCAGGTGGCAAGCCAGTGATCTATCGGGATGGTGATGGTACCGGCCCCGGTGTCGTTGAGTTTCCACTGGAGTTTGACGTGGATGGCGTCTACCAGGCGGCCTTTGAGGTTCCAGTCGCCGTCCCAGAGCCGGATGAGGGGTGGGGTGCGGCGGGCTAGGATGCGGTCTTGTCTGAGGGTTTGGCCGTTCCGCCACACTGCTTCTAGCCGGTCTAGGGTGGTTTGTTCGAGGTTTTGGGTGCCTGGCATGAGGTGCGGAGTGGTGGTCATTAGAGCCTCCTTCCGCCCCAGGGCCTGGTCCAGTATTCGATCATGCGGCATTGGATGGATGACTCCACGCCGCCGGTGAGGGTGGCTTTGACTGGGACCATGGTGGGTGGTGTGTGGGGTGGGAGTGGGTAGAGGAAATCCACACCAGCAAACCTACCTGCAATGTTGGAGCCGTTGGCGGCTACGTAGCGTTCATGCCGCGGGTAAGTATCAATCGTCAAATCTTCCCCGGGGCGGAGTTGTGGGGTGGTGATGGTGCGACGCCCATCGCGGCCAGTGGGGTCCGCGAAATCATAATCAGGGATAGTCCACTGGCCGGGTGCGGTCATCGCCCACTGCAACCACAGAGGCCGATCGGTGGGGTTATGCACCGCCAGTGTGCCGCTGGTGGCCCCCGGGGCAGCCTTGAACGCTGCCACGTGAGTGTCCCCTTTCCAGAACGGGACGGGGGCACGCAGGTTCAGGATGAGTTTGGAGTGGTGAAGGAACCGCGGGTCTTTCTTCGACTGTGTTTTACTCTCCTTGAGCTTGACAACCTCTAGGGTGCGGCACTCACTGTTGGTGGTGACCATGATAGTGGCCGGGGTGTCCGGGGCGAAACCCGAATAGAAACGGGACTCGATGGTTTCCCAGTCGCCGTTATCACCGTAAATATCAAACCCCAGCACTAGGTCGATGGGTTCGATGGTATGCCCTAGGTAGGTGGCCCCCTCCTGAAACGCCGACTGCTGCCAAATCCCAGAGATCGGCGCCTCATCAAACAGGCCCTGGGGATCCTCAGCCAGCTCGACACCTTCCGCCCCCACACCCGCACCGGAAACAGTCCACATGCGACCGTGAATGTCCGTGATGTCGATGCGGGCGGGGGTTCCAATATCCAACACAACCAACCAACTCCTTCCAACGGTGTACCGGCTATGCGCCGTTCATGGCCATGACCTGTTGCCGGGCGTGCATCTCCGACCTGCGCAACCCTTCTTCCACATTGTTTGTCTCGATGTGGTAGTGCACTTCCACCGGCGCAGGCGGATCCTCAGGTGGGGTCGGTGGGGTGTTCGTGACGGCTTGAGTGATAGCCCTAGCACGCTGCGGATCAGTATTGAGCATTTCCAGCAGCGGCCTAGCATGCCGCGTGGCTGCCTCACGCACCACAAATTCACCATTGGAAAGCCATGCGGGGATGAGATCATCAGTGGGGCCACCAGGGCCTTCCACCAGTCCACCACCCGCATAGCCGTGGCCTTGACCCCACATCGTGGTCAAATCAAAACCGTAACGGCTGCGGTAGTAACGCAAGGCTGCCACCATATTCGAGAACGGATTCCGGCGGTCGTCCGGTAGCTCGGGGTCCCGGTGGGCGGCATAGGTTGCCGGAATGATCTGCAATAACCCAACCCCCGCCGATTCCCCGGACCCATTCACGTCCACGATCTGCTGGGCAATGTTCGGGTCGCCACCGGATTCTGACTGGATTTGCTTTATCATGGCGTTGACCTGGGCCGGATCGTCAGCGTTGAAGCCAACCCTGCGCATTGCCGCCATGGCCATGCCACGCCACTGCTCAGCGCCGCCGCCTGGCACATACACATGGTCGATATCACCGTCGTCGGCTTTTGGTGCTTTGATCGGTGAGAGGCCGCCCACCAGATCCAGGCCGGTGACCTCTACCGTATCCACTTGCGGGTCGGCGTCAATCACGCTCGCTGCCGCCTGGGACAGGCTGGTGATTTCTTTCTGCTTCGCGGCGGTGCCTGAACGCTTCGATACGCTCTGGCGGGCTTTTAGCCACTGGCTATAGGCCTTCACCATCGGGATATCATCAGATATGCCAACCAGGCCCAACAGGTCCTTAGTGTGGCCTGCCGCCGCGGTCTTAGCGAAATCAGCAACAATCTCCGAAATACTGGATGGGCCATCTGATTTCGCCCCGGTCACATACGAATCCGGGTCAGACTTACCCGACGCCCGGAAAGCCTTGAGCTTATCGCCCGACGGGTCAGTGGTCTCCACAGCACTAGCAGAAGCAGCGTCGGTGTGGCCGAAATCAATATCACCCAAACCGCCCATGCGCGGCACCTTGATCGGGGCGAAAAACTCCGCCGGCACATGCGCATGATCCGTGTACTGGGGGTGGCTAGCAGGTGCCGCACTGCCGCCGAATTGGCCATTGCCGCGGCCGCCACCCATCTCCACATTTGTGCCGGACGGGAGGGTGCCGGAAGTGTGGCCGCCACCCGGGCCCCCGTTATACCAGCCAATCTGCAACGACCCAGAAGGCCCCAGGCCGGGAAGGAACCCAAGCGCACCCAGGCCTTCTTTTTCTGATGCGGTCGTGAACCTGCCGCCCCAAGGGTCGACGCCCGCGGTGTAGCGGGCAATCGCCGACATGGCGCCACTACAGTCGCCCCAGTGGACGCCTCCCCACACGTAGGGTTTGCCCTCCAGGTCGGAAGCAAACGTGTCCAGGTCCTCAATGGTGATGCCGCCCTCGGCGAAGGCGCGCACATCCGTGGGGCCTAGGCTGCCCTTCGCTACCGGGGCGAAGCCCTTCCCCTTGGCATCCACCAGACTATAACCGAAGTGGTCCGCTACCGCGGCAGTAATTGCCACAGCGCGGGAGCGTCGGTAGTCATTAGCCAGAGGAATGTATGCCTCTCCCCCGGTCTCGGGCTCTGCCCACACTCGCCATTCGCCACCAGCGGCAATCTGCGGGGAATGATCTTCCCCACCAGCAGCATAACGGCGGATCGAACCGGTGGCGTGGCGGCTAGCGCGACTGGAGAACGGGCTACGGATAGCGCTCAGCTTATCGCTAAACCACTCCGTGACGTTCTCCCACATGTCTTTCATACCATTCCACAGACCACTAATGATGGTCTTGCCGGCATTAATCAACCAATCCTTCGCGCCCTTGAACACGTCAAGCACCAGCTGGCGGATACTCTTGACCTTTTCCACTACGATCTTCACGCCATTAGCGACCGCACCCGAGGCGTTATTCCACATGGCCACGAACTGGTTCACCAGCCGCTTGCCGAAATCAACGATCAGGCTAACGGCGCGGGAAATAAACTGCTGGAAGGAGCTAATAATCTTCGTGATGAACTGGCTAGTAGCAGCGATTAGCCGGGCTTTGAAGGAATCCCAGTTCGTGACCGCCTGCACCACAAAGTTAATGATTGCCGCCAGGACCTTCACGACGGCGCCGATGAGCTCACCGATAATAGCGATCACCGGGGCAACAGCCGTAATAATCGTGGCGAATACCTGCACCAGACCCACAATCGCCGGCATCAGAGCACCAATGACCCCGATCAGCGGAGAGATAATATCAAACGCCAACTTGGTGAACACGGGGATCAGCGGAGCCACCGCCTCAAAGATCTGCTGCCACGCCGCCACCATCTGCGGAAGGAACGGCATCAACTGCCCCAAATACTGCGTCACCAAATCGGCAAGCATGCCCACCAAGTCCGAGAAAATTGGGGCCAACTGCTGAATCAGTGGGGTCAAGGCCGTAGCAGCAATTTGGATCACTGGCGCTAACGCACCTACTACCTGGCTCAAACCCTGCGCAACCGGCACCAAGGCAGCAGTTAATAACTCGCCCAACACGGGGAGAAGCGGTGCTAACGCGGCACCGATATCGCTCAGCAGCTGGCCAATCGGCCCCATCGCCGGAGCCAAAGCAGACAACCCATCCGCGAAACCCTGCACAAACGCCTGAACACCTGGCGCGGCTTGCTGGATGAAATCGCTGATGGCCGGCATGATCGTGGTGCCGATAGAGGTGAGGGCTGTGGATAGGATGGGCATGAGGGCGGCCAGGCCATCAGTCATAGCGGAGAAGAACGACCCTAAGGCTTGCTGCCCCTGCACGCTATTGACGAACTCATTGACCATGGATAGCACTTGGCCGAGTGGGCCCAGTGAGGATTGGCCGGCGGTGGCAGCGGCCTGGAACACGCCGCTGATGATGCCGCCCACGTCAGCTAGGGTTTGGCCAATGCCTTTCAGGGTGGTGATGCCGTTTTGTACCCACTGGTCGAACTGGCCGGTTTGGGTTGCCTGGGTGAGGAATTCACCCAGGCGGGCACCTGCCTCACCCAGATATTGGCCTAGCTGGGGCAAATATGCGGAGCTGGCGGCGCCGATATCCACAATGGCCTGGGTGAGAGGCCCAGCCGCCTGGTTTGTGCCGGCAACCGCTTGCCGGGTATTTTCCAGCATGGTGGCCAGTCCGGTTTGGGAAGCCTCACTGGATAGTGCTGCGATGTTTGCGCGCAGACCGGTGTTGATTTCGCTAGCGATCCCCGCCAGGCCAGTCTTCAGCACGGGGAGCTGCACGGTCGCCAGGTTCGTGACGTCCTCAGCCAAGCCGTCGAACAGATTGTCCTGGACTGCGAATTTCAGGTCCTGCCACTGGTCACCCAGGGCCTGCATGGCCAGCACAAACTCGCGTGCTTTCGGGGACAGGTTCGCTAGCGCTTCGGCGAAGGGGTCGACGCCGCCGGCAGCGGAAGATGCTCCTTTCGCCAGGTTTTCCAAGGCGTCGTCGAGGCGTTCCTGGGCGACTAGCACGTTTTCGTTTGCTTCCAGGAGAGCGCGTTGTGCGTCGGCCTCCCCGCGGGTGGCGGCCTCGACTTTTTCCTTCGCGTCCTGAACCTTCTGTGACCCCTCGATGCCGGCGTCGTTCGCTGCCTGCACGTCCTTGGCGAGCTGGTTGTTTTTCTCCCGCACTTCATCGAGGTTTTTTACTGCTTTGCGGTATGCCAGGTCAGCTTCGGCGATATCCAGGCCGGAAGAATCCTTATCGGCCTGGGCGTCGATCAGGGATTGGCGGGCACGGGCAACAGCCAGGACGGCTTCTTCTTCCCCTAGGGCCGCGTCTTCCAGCTCGCCCTTGAGTTCTTTCAGGTCTTTGACGGCTTCTTTACGGGCGTCGTTGAGGGCGTCTTGGGCTTTGCGGGTGTTCTTCTGCGCGTCGGCTACCCGCCGCTCGGCGTCTTCTACACGCCGGTTGGCCTGCACCAGGCCGCGTTCGGCAGACTCCACCTGCCGCTGCAGCTGCTTCAGCTTGTCCGCGGTGTCGTCTGCTGCGCCGCCGGCGGATTTACCCATAGCGGAAAACGCCGCACCCACGCCGCTCAGGCCGATGCCTAGGGTCGCCAGGCCGGCTGCTGCGGATGCGGCTATGCCGGGGAGTACGCCCAGCACGCCGATCACGCCGGAGGCGGCTGCCGCC